CTCAGCATCGCCTGGATAACGGCAGATAGCTTTCGTGGCATGCACTGGCATCCCATCAAAAACCCACCCTCTACGGTTTTGGCAGTGACCCCAAAGCCGGATGATATACAGGGGCGCTAACTCATCCTCCAGCATGTCAACCAGCATCCGAGTCCGCCAATGGTCTAGGAAGTCTGGGTCAACTATCATTACTTCTCTCCGAGCGCGATAAATTCAGAGACGGTCATACCAAAAACTTCAGCCATCTGCCTGATACGCTCCGGGCCTGGCTGTGCCTTTCCAGTGCAGTAGTGACAGATTGTCGGCCTAGCAGCTCCTATCTGCTCAGAAAGCCAGCCTTGCGTTTTTCCTTCTCTGGCAAGCCCTATTCTGATTGATCTCGCGAGGTCCATTTTTCACTCCTTTCGTTAGTTGACGTACAGAATGTTATCTTGTAAAGTACTAACTGTCAACTTTGTAAGGAGAGAGAAATGAGGGCAAGTTTCGTAAGCGGAGTAATGGTGACAGTCATTCCAGAGGATGGAGACAGCTTTGATTACAAAATAACTTTGGAGGATGACAGCGTTGAAGGCGCAATGGTTGTGCTTGGCTGTGGAGACGAGTCAGTTGTTATTCATCAGGGCGTATGGGAAGAGCTTAAGGAAAATATCGACGGCCTGTTTTTGAACGAGGAAGGCTAACGCAACAGACATACGGAGAAGGATTATGGATTACGAATACATGGTTACGATCTTGTGCCCGTGGCATGAGGTAAAAGCGGGAGGGTTCCCGACAGCTCTGGCGGCCTATGAGTATATCGCCAGCATGGACGAAATCAGCCGGGATGACGTGAACCATGTCAAAATCGAGCGCGTCAAGCGAAATCCAGAAGACTGATCAACTGAAGTTTTATCAGGCAATGTCAGTACAACGGAAAGGGGATAAAGGAATGAGCGAACAAAAAACGCTGAACATTTACCAGCGCATCAATAAAGTGATGCAATCTGTGAAGTACGTACAGAAGGATAAGCAGGTATCGGGCGGTGGCCAGAACTACAGGGCCGTTACACACGACCAAGTGGTTGCAGTAGCTCGTCATGAGCTGGTCAAGAACGGGATTATGGTTTACCCGGAGCAGCTAACCAGCAAGCTCCTGCAAGAGCGAGATCTGAGCCGGGAAATCAAGATGCACCTGTACTCCGGCGACTACGCTATTCACTTTGTAAACATCGACAAGCCTGACGATCGGGTTACTGTAACCATCAACGCACACGCGGCGGATAATGGTGATAAGGCTCCCGGAAAGGCAGTCACCTACGCCACCAAAACCGCAATCCTGAAGGTGCTTTGCCTTGAGACTGGCGAGAACGACGAGAGCCGCGCCAAGGATACCGAAACCGTTAGCCAGGAGCAGGCAGACAAGTTGCTAGAAGTCGCCAATCTGTCCGGCATGACCGAGGACGACGTTTGCCGCATGGCCAAGGTTCAGTTTATCGGTGAGATTCTGGCGTCAAGTTATCCAGTACTGAAGGCAAGCCTTGAGCGCATGGCGAGTCAGCCAAAGGAAAAGATCACAGATGACCGCTTGCAAAAGGCCATCGAGCGGATCAACGCAGGAGAGTTTACGCTTGCCAAGCTGAACGCCAAGTTTGAGCTGACAGAGGATCAGGCCAAGGCCGTAGAGGGGGGCATCAAATGATCCGTTGTAGCTCTATCGGCAAGATTATGACCAAGCCTCGCGCCAAGTCTGAGGAATTCTCAGAGACTGCCAAGGCGGCGATGATGGAGATTGTTCGGGAGCGCCTGTTTAATGTTCGCAAGAGCCTGGATGACCTGAAATACATCGAAAAGGGCAAAATGTGCGAGGATGACGGCATTCAGCTCTACAACGATGTGTTCATGTATGATCTGAAGAAAGTCGAGGCCGGCGAGCGCAGAAGCAACGGCATCATCACAGGGGAGCCAGACCTTATTGCTCTAGGCTCTCAGAAGGGCGTAGACATCAAAGTTGCATGGTCGCTGCTAACCTTCCCGCTAACCGAGGAGCAGGCCGGGAAGAAAGATTACGAGTGGCAGGCACGAGGCTATATGTGCCTGTTCGACCTGCCAGAATGGGAGATTGCTTATTGCGCGGTAGACACCCCGGTTGACCTTCTCAAGCCCTGGGATGATCCAGAACCGCATATTATTGACGAATCTATACCCATGCACCACCGGATTACCGTAGCGCGGTACACGAGGGATATGGAGATAGAGAAAGAGATGCTGGCGAAGTGCGAAAAGGCTAACCAGTGGATTGAGGAAGCCGTCAAGGGCTTCGCAAAAACACACGATGAATATCTCAAATGAGGAAATAGCATGGCCACCTATGGCGTAAACCTTAAAATCGACGTGAGCAAGATCCAGAAAGAGCATTTGTTCAAAGGTGAGAAGGGAACGTATCTTGATCTGACCACGTTCATTAACGTAGACGAGCAAGGACAGTACGGCGATAACGGAATGGTTACCCAGAACTGGAAGGATCAGCAGAAGGGCGAAGGGCCTATTCTGGGTAATGCCAAGGTGTTCTGGCGGGATGATGGCCAGCAGGCGCAGCAAGCCCCGCAACAGCGGCAGCAGCCAGCGCCACAACAGGCAGCAGGCGGCCCAGGCCCTGAAAACGACTTCGATAGCGACGTGCCTTTCGCCCCACTGCAATGCCTGCCAGCATAAGCCTTAAACAGCGGCTTGAGCCTGTCCTAAGTGGCAGGCTTTTGCTTTCCGACCTAGACCAACACACACTAGAAGCCTTCCGAATCTACACCCACTTCAGGGCCTCTACAATCGTCGATAGCATGAACCCTGACCTGATACGCAAGGAGCTTGAAAAAATACCGGAGAGCGTGCGAGAGGAGGTTAGGCGGGAATGTTTGAGGCAGTATAAGAAGAGACTAAAAAGCGGCCCCTAAGAGCCGCCATAAGTTTATTATCTGCCGTGTCTTGATGTGTAGCCTAACCTGATTTCGGCAGACCTTCTAACGCAAACTGCTTCAAAAAAGTCGTCAAAATGGCCCAGGGTTATATCATTTTCATTGTCAGCTATCCTTGCCTTCCACCGCCATTTCCCTTTTGATCTCTGGACTCCGGTTACGCCGGTAGTATTGTCGGACCTCATCTTTCTGTTTTTTGAGTTTATAGCGTTATCAACCGCCCTAAGATTTGACAGCCTATTGTTTTTTGGGTCTCCGTCAATGTGATCAATGTGCCTGGGATCATCGTAGTTAGGAAACATGCCGCAAATTACCGCAGCCACTCTGGAGCCAACATATCTGCCCCAACAAACCCTCATACGCAACATCTCGTAACCATCTGGACGCACGTAATATCCGCCTGCTGGCTGGCCAGCATAACGATTATTCCACCTCTTAAACTCGCTATTCGTTGGAAACTCTTCCTCAGATCTTGGCTTGTATGTGAATGTCCCTAGATCTGGGTCGTAGTCTATGTATTTCTTGAAAAACTCTGCGTCTCTCATAATTTCACCAATAAAAAAGCCAACACACTAATCCAAGGTGAGAATTGGGCAGAGTTGCCCTCAAGGACTAATGCGCTGGCTATTTTACACTCTACTTGGGCTTCTCACGGCCACATGAGAAGCATAGCACAACTACCTCCATTTGCACGAGGTGCAACTTGGATCTGTTTCTTTCCACGTGTGCCCGCATCCGATATCCAGCCACTCCGTCCGGCAGTTGGTCGTCTCCCGGTTGCCTTGAACCCCCCAGCCGTCCTGCACCTGTATCACCGTAAACCGGCTGTCTGGCTTGTTGTGGCAGGCGTAACGGTGGTTGGGGTCTGGGTGGTGGTTGTGGTTTAGGTCTGATTCGGGTTTGTAATCAACCATGTTTCATCCTCTGCCGTGCGTTATAGTCGGCGCGACATTCCGCCGAACAGAAAGCCCCGCGTGTAGGCTCCCCGCAATCGTTCTGACAAAAGCCAGTCAGTCGTACACTTTCCTGCTTCCGCGCATTCTCCAGCGCCGCCCGACGGAATAGCTCCGCCGCCTGGTTGCCGTAGTCGCCTTCATTTGCCACGATCTGTTAACCTCCATTCAATCGGTAAGATAGTCTCCAGGTGGCACAGGATGCGCTCACACTGGCGTTTTGATATGCGGTGCCCATGGTCGCCAAGGTAGTCT